TCAAGAAAAAGTAAATCAAACTCTTGACAGGCTCCGGTTAAGATAGTATAATTAATACTATTATTGGAGCCTTTTTTACGACTATGGAAAACTATTACTCAACTTTGGGTGTCAGCGAATCAGCTGGCGCAGATGAAATAAAGAAAGCCTACAGAACCTTGGCAAACAAACATCATCCGGACAAGGGTGGTGATCAGGCCAAGTTCAAAGATATCAGTGTTGCTTATGACAATTTAAGCGATCCGCAAAAACGTGCTGAATACGACCAACGTAGACAATTCGGTGACCAGCCACAGTTCCACTTCAATACTGGTGCTGGCGGATTTGACCCATTTGGAGCAATGTTTGGTCAGGGGCATCCGTTTGGTGATATCTTTGGACAGCATCGTGGTGGTCCTCAAGTGCGTAGAAATAAAGATCTAAATATACAATGTCAAATTACATTGTTGGACGCATATCAAGGCAAACAGGTAGAAGCCAACTATAAATTACCCAGCGGACGCAATCAAAATGCTGTGATCAATATTCCTCCAGGCATCAATCATGGTGAAACAATTCGCTACAACGGCTTGGGTGATGACAGCATTGGTGGCCTTGGGCGTGGCAATTTGAATGTGACTGTGCTGATTATGCCAGATCCCATGTTTGCCCGTAACGGCGATGACTTGTATACCACTGTGCATATCAATCCCATAGAAGCCATGGTAGGCTGTAGAAAAACTATCAAAACTATCACTGGTGAATCCATTGATTTGCAAATACGTGCAGGTGTAGAAAACGGTGTGGAATTTGCCAAGCCTGGTTCCGGTTTTCCAAATGTAAATACTGGCATGAAAGGAAGATTTGTCAGTGTGGTAAACATCAAAGGCATCAGTGTAACTGACCATATCCTAGTGTCCGAACTGCAAAAAATCAACGATGCAATTAATCAAAGATCCTAATCCCATACTTAAACAACGTGCTGAACCTTGGAATTTTGCAAATCACACTGATGCGGCAACTGTAGAAACTGAGATGCTGGCTTTGATGAAAGCCAACAATGGTATTGGTCTTGCTGGCAATCAAGTTGGGTTGTTACACAGAGTGTTTGTAATGCGCACACAAGACGGCCGAGAATTTGGCTGTTTCAATCCCGCTGTTCTATTCGGAGAAGAATCTGTGCTTGGGGAAGAGGGCTGTTTGAGCTTTCCTGATTTGTTCCTGCAAGTTTCTCGTTATAAAAAAATTACCGCCATGTATCTTGACAGCACGGGAGAAAAGCGTATAATAGAACTTGAAGGCATTGATGCAAGATGCTTTCAACATGAATTGGATCATTTAGACGGTGTTTGTTTTACCAATGGAATCAGTCCATTAAAATTAGCACTAGCTAGAAAAAAATTACAGAAGAAAAAGAGGAAATAGAATGGTTGAACCAAGTGATAACCTACAAGCAGTTTTTGAACGAGCTATTGATACAGCCAAAAAACTGCATCACGAATATCTAACAATTGAACACTTGTTGTTTGCCATGTTGACTGATGACAGCTTTACCAGTGCTGTTACTGGTTTTGGTAAAAATATCGAATCTCTTAAACAAAGCCTACAAGATTTCCTACAGAACAAGTGCGGTGAAATCACTGTACCGGATGTGGTGGTCAAGCCCAAGAAAACACAGTCTGTGGAACGGGTACTTAATCGTGCATTTACCCAGGTGCTGTTCAACGGTCGTCAAAAGATTGAACCCACTGATGTGTTCATGGCCATGCTGGGCGAAAAGCGCAGTTGGGCGTTTTACTATGCTGCCAAGGCCGAGATTGACAAAGACAAATTTGCAGACTATTTGAGCAACAGCGCCGATACAGATGACGAAGAAGGGCCAGCCGACCAACAGGGCGAACGTGCTCTTAAAGCGTTTACAACAAATCTTAATGACGAAGTTACTAAGAAGAAAGTGGATCCAGTTATCGGTCGCGTGGATGAATTAGAAAACATTGCCTTGGCAATGGGTCGTCGCAACAAGAACAACGTTATATTAGTAGGCGATCCTGGTGTTGGTAAAACAGCCATTGCAGAAGGTCTTGCCTACAACATTGTGAACGGTGCTGTGCCAGAATTTCTAAAAGATTACAAAGTTTACAGTTTGGATATTTCAGCCATGCTGGCTGGAAGCAAATATCGCGGTGACTTTGAAGAACGGTTTAAAAATGTTATAAAAGCATTGCAGAAAAAAGGCAAGACTGTGCTGTTCATAGATGAAGCACACATGATCAGTGGTGCCGGTTCAGCCAACAACAGTGCAAATGATCTTGCCAACATGATGAAGCCTGCACTAAGCAAAGGTAATATCAAAGTAGTTGCATCAACTACGTGGGAAGAATATCGCAAGCACTTTGAAAAGGATCGTGCCTTGATGCGCCGTTTCCAACGCATCACTGTGGACGAGCCCACGCAGGAAGTTACCAAGCAGATTCTAAAAGGTATCAAGAAATACTACGAAGGATTCCACAAGGTCAAGATCCGTGAAGATGCTATCATGGCAGCCATCAAGCTGAGTGTCAAGTATCAAACTGACAAGAAACTCCCAGACAAGGCCATTGACTTGATTGATGTGGCATGTAGTCGCTTCAATCTCAAGATCACTGAAGATCGAGTGATCGGTGAGCGTGAAATCCAGTACGAGCTGGCCAAGATGATACAAATGCCCGAAGAAAAGATCATGGAAACTGAATCCAGCAACCTTGCTACACTGCAAGACAATTTGGAAACTGAAGTGTACGGTCAAGAACTGGCACTCACTGAAGTTGTAGACAAGATCATGGTGGCGCAGGCTGGACTAAAAGTCGAGAACAAACCAATTGGATCGTTTGTGTTCATGGGACCAACTGGTACAGGCAAAACTGAAACAGCCAAATCGCTGGCTAAAAACTTGGGTGTCAAGCTGTTGCGTTTTGACATGAGCGAGTATCAAGAAAAACACAGTATCAGCAAGCTGATCGGTAGTCCTCCAGGCTATGTGGGCTTTGAAGAAAATGCTGGTTTGTTGATAACACAGATCCAAGAAGCTCCTAATGCTGTGCTGTTGCTGGACGAAGTTGAAAAGGCACACCCGGATGTAATGACTGTGTTGTTACAGGTAATGGACAATGGCTTTATAACCGGATCCAATGGCAAAAGTGCAGATTGCCGTAACTTGATTCTTATCCTTACCACCAATGCTGGCGCACAATCCGCTGAAAAGAACGCAATTGGATTTGGAGCACAGGACAAAGAGTACAGCGATGCAGATTTGAAGAAGTTTTTAACTCCTGAATTCCGCAATCGATTGGATGGTGTTATCACTTTCAACAAACTGGCCAAAGAAACAATGACCAAGATTGTTGGCAAGTTTATCGACGAACTCAAAGCACAGGTCAAGGACAAAGGTGTCAAGATCAGCATTGATAAAAGTGCTGTTAACAAACTCATCGATAAAGGCTTTGATAGCAAGATGGGTGCTCGTCCTCTACAACGTGTGATTGACAAGGAAATCAAGCGTGACCTTGCCAAGATGATGTTGTTTGGTGATTTGAAAGCAGGCGGAACCTTAAATATCACAGTTAGTGAAAACAAATTGCTGTTAGTTGCAACTGCCAAAGAAAGCAAATTGCCATTATTGACCGTGGACTCCACGGACTATAAACTGGACATCATGGACAATGCAAGTTAAGACCACAACCAAACTGTTCAAAGGGCTGTACCAGTACAAGATTGTACTGGTATGTCCTGGCGCACATTGGTTTCGTGGCAGCATGGAAGAGGCATTGGAGCACTTGGAAAGAGTGGATCTTACCAAGACCAACAATGCCACTTACCGCAATACATTTATCAAGACACAAGATCAGCTGGATTATGCGTTCAAGTTACAGACCCAGTTGAGTGTTATGAAAGCTGTGGACATTAGGGTAGAAAGTCCTTGGATCAGCATCTATACCAACAATCGCAAAGATATCGATGCGTTGGTCAAGCTGGAACCCAATAATGTAAAATACATTAGCGAACCTGCGGGCAATCTTGCGGCCGGCACCATTGTGATGCCCAAGATGAACTATGATTATCGCGTTACCCTGGGCAAAACTAGTCAGGTGCATACTGCATTTATTGAATGGGCTGAAAACAGCTCCAAGTGCAAGCTGACAAAAAGCTGCATAAGAGATTTACAGAAAACACGCAGTTGGGGCGGCACACACTTCTATGTTACAGGTGACAACAATCTACTCATGGTAAAGATGCATCTGGGTGGTAGCATAAGCAAGTTAGAGCGCATCGTTAAAAACTAAAGCCCTTCAAAAGCGATAAATACTCATGTTGCAGACATCTCTGCTGATTTATTACTTTTGGGTCAAAAAATGCGTATATCGGAATTATTAGAAAATAAACACTTCAAGCATGACGACTATGTCCAGCAAACCACTAAAGGTCGCGAAATCAACTATGATTTAGCGGAAGATCTAGTACATTTCATGCACAATGATGACAATATCTATCGTCGTCATACCTATCCTGCCATTGCTCGCTGTATCGACTACACTGAAAGCAAACGCAAAACTGATAAAAATATCTTCAAACCAGCTGTGGAACACAGCTACAAAATCTACGCAGAAAAATTTCCCATTCGTGAACTGCCCGAAACACTGGACAAAGAACTGTTTGATCAAATATGTGAAAAATTACACGATGAAGCTGTAGAGCACATTGGTGACGGAAAGTACAAGGAATAATTGATGTTTCTGCGTGAATTATTTCAAAATCTAAAAACGCCCTTGCTCGAGGGCGGAAATATCTGGCCAGATACGGAACCATTTGATCAAGCCATTGCCAGCCATCTGGTGCAGGATATCAATCGTTATCTAGCCAGCCTAGGCGGACATGCATACGTGATTGGTAGTAGTGCAACTCCAACAGCAGGAAAAATGAGTGGCGACTTGGATGTCATGGTGGACATTGGCCACATGATGAAAAAATTCGGCACCAAGGATGGCAAGACCACTAGACAAGAATTAGAAAAAGCTCTACAAGCTCAAGGATTGGAAACAAGAAAGTCAGGCACACAAGTGCATGTGAGATTGCCATACAAAGGGCAATTCCATCAAGTGGATGTCAAAGCTGTGGCCAATGCGGAAAAGGTACACAAGTTTCATCACCATGCAATCCCACAAGGTAGTCCGTACAAAGGTGTACACAAGCAAGTGATCATGAGCACCTTGGCCAGCAAGTTGGGCATGTTGTGGAGTCCAGACGAGGGCCTATATGCTCGAGATGCCATGGGCAAGAAAGCAGGGTTGATAAGCGATGACTTGGATGTTGTTGCCACAAAGTTGCTAGGACCCAGCGCCACCAGTAGCGATCTAGGCAGCGTGGAAAGCATATTGTCGGCGATTCCAGATCCAGCACTTAGAAATGAAATACTACAAAAGGCCAGCGAAGGTTCCAGTTGGCAATCAGCACAGCCAATCAGCGAAGATGCCAAGCCCGCTACTGGTCGCAAATATCAGCACATTGAAGATCTAGTGTTCACAAATGGCAGCAATGGTGGATTGCATGCTGTGGAGAGATTGCGCCACATGGGTGGAGCGAATGCCGGTACAGAAATCAAATGGGATGGAAGTCCTGTGATCTATTGGGGCAGAGATGAAGAAGGTAGATTCCACATGATTCCCAAGAACGCTTGGGATTATTTGAAGCGCGGCGTTGAACAGACCAAAAACGGTGCACCTACCATGATGAACAGTGGCAAAGATATCGCCAACTTTGTCATGAGCACAGGAGATGCCGCAAAGCAAGATGCCAAACGTGCGGCTTTTGCATCAGCACTGGGCGATCTATGGGATTACTTTGAAAGCATAAGCCCCACCAGCGGATATATAGAAGGAGGCATACTGTTCAGTCCACTTCAGCCCGCACGTCTAAATACCAAAACTAAAGAATACGATTTTCAACCAAACATAACCAAATTTCACATTCCCGCAAAAAGTGCTCTAGGTGTTAGAATTGCAAATGCACAAATGATGGTGGCAGCTACTGGCTACTATGATCGCATAGGCGGTAGCGAAGGACGTTATCCCAACGCTGAAAAACTCAGCACACCTGAAGTTATTGTGCAAGGTACCACTTATGTTACAGAGGCACCGGGGGTGGACAACAAGACTTTGGATGCTGCAGCCAAGTTTATACAAACCAATGCTGCAAATATAGATAGTTTTGTGGCAGGCCAGCCTGGACTCAGCAAGCCTGGCGATATACTTTACAAATTCTTCAATACCAATCTACGTGTAGCTGGTGTAAAAACCAAGTTTGCCAACTGGTGTCATGAGAATCTCAGTGCATCACAAGCTGAAAAAGTATTGAGTCATCCAGGACTTGATGCTGTGTTGGAAGCATGTGGCATGCTTACTGATGCCAAAATGAGTTTGATCAACGGGCTTAGTAAAGGCACACACGGTGGCATACGTCAAACAAAACCAGAAGGATATGTGCAAGCACATCCTGGAACTGGCTTTGCTAACGATTTGCCTGGACAGTTTGTTAAAACTATTGACCAGGCCAACTGGGCTCCGGAGAAAGGCAGATGAAGTTAAGACAGTTATTTGAAGAAATTGCACGCACCGGAAAAGGCAAAAGTGCTGTAGTGGGTTGGGGACGCGGCATGGGTCACAAAGGACACATGATGTTGGCCAGTAGTGTTATCACACAGGCCAACGAAACTGGTGCTGATCCATATTTTGTTGTGTCGAAAACCATAGGTAAAGACGATCCAATAACACCTGAAGAAAAACTACACTTGTACAAAAAAGTGTTCCCCAAGCATGGACACATATTCCATGTTGCCACCGATGAAATGCCTGATTTGAATCGTGTGCTGACACAACTGGGACATCATGGTTACACAGATGCCACTGTTATTGTTGGTGCTGATCAAAAGGCTGCGTTTCAATATCTTGTGCGCCCAGATAAAAGTGGTGTGGAGCCATTCAAACAGTTTGGGTTAAACAGTTTGCATGTGATCAGTCGTCAAGAAACCAATGACCCTAGTCGTGAAGAAGAAGGGCCACGAGCCACTCCAATGCGCAACATACTCAAAGATCCCAATGCCACAGAAGATGAAAAGTTTGCCACATGGCGGGATGCCATGAATCCCGAAGTCAGCGACGATGAAGTTCGCGACCTAATGGCAAAAGCACAACAGCGCATGAACGATCCTGCATTTGGCAAGAAACCCAAGACACCAAAAAAACAACCAGTTGCGGCAGACGAAGGCATCATGGGATTTTTGGGCCAAACGGCACCTGCTGTAAAGAAGCAGACCAGCACGTTGTCATCCATAAGGACAGCGGTTGCTGCAGACAAAGCAGCATCTGATGCACTTCCCCCGCCACACATCAGAATGTATTTGCATCGCATAAAAGATGCCAAGGACAAAGGCATACAACCACAGTTTACAGCAAGTGAATACGAAACGCTGCAAAATTATATTAAAAATCAGCAAATGTACAAAGAGAATTCGATTAAATATGCTAATAAACTATTAAGAGAAATGAAAGCCAGCGAATTTATCAAAGAAGCCAAGACCACTGCACTAAACAAAGACCACGATGCTGTGGGCAAAGGTGTCAGCAGAAGTCGTGATGTGGGCGGCTATGACCGTATCTATCACATGAACCGCATGATGATGGCCATGGCCATGGCAGACGGTGTAAGTACTGGCAAGATTGACGGTGTTAACATAGATACTTGGTTTGAAAAATACAACACCATGCACCCAATGACCAAAGAAGAAGACAACATGATTCGTGCGGCCATGAACACTGTTCCCACAGACGGCAAGCACGTGAGTAAATTTGGCAAAAGTGTTGAACCAGCGGGTGCCTACACCAAGAGTGCGGTGCCCAAGATCAAAAAGAACAAGTATGGTATATAATGAGAGCTAGAGAATTTTTATCTGAAGATAACGGCGACGACAGTTACGGTGGTAACGGCGACAACAGTTACGGTGGTAACGGCGAAAAGGCCAGCGGCAGCAAAGGCAAGTTGCATCATCATCACAAGTCAGCTATCAAAGGTTGGAATACTCTTCCCGAATTACCAGGCTGGTACTACAACATGTATCGCTTTGGTGTACACATGGCTGGCAGCCCTGACGATCAAGACATGGATTTGGAAAGTCCTAGTTCCAATCAAATGAGTTTGTATGCGTACACTGATGCTGATCAAGCCATAATAGACAAGAGCAAGAAGGATTTGGGTTACAAGGGCAAAAAACTAAGTGGTAATCGTAGCGAAGAACCTGAAGGCACAAACAAGACCAGCCCAGTGGCTCAACACAAAAAGAACAGGTACGGTATATAACATGGACTATCATTTGGCTATAAAATCAGCGTTTGCTAGTGAATTTAGTTTTTATTTGAAAGCGCATAATTTTCACTGGAATGTGGAAGGCATACATTTTGCTGAACTGCATGAACTGTTTCAAAACATATATGAAGAAGTTCTTGCATCAATTGATCCGTTCGCTGAAAAAATACGTGCCATGGATGTGTATACTCCAGCCAGTTTTCATAGATTCAGTATGCTGACTCTGGTTGAAGATGAAGATGTTTGGTTACCAGCAGAGGCCATGGTGGCCGAATTGCTCAGTGACAGTGAAAAGATGGCAGAGCTGTTTAGAATAACATTTGATATGGCAGAATCTCACGGAGATCATGGACTCAGTAACTTTTTGGCGGATCGTCAGGATGCACACAAAAAACATTCATGGATGCTAAGAGCGACACTAAAATGAAACAGTATAGAATTACCAGTGCAGACATAAATCCGCAATCAGATACGGATTGTTATCTGTCGCCGGATGATCCCATACACAAGTTGATGCCAGCCAGCATGCTGGGCGGTTTGGGCAGTGCAGAGGCTTTAACAGATTATATTAATGCCAATGGTACAGTGATAGCCGGCAGCAACAAAGGGCAAACGGCTCGAGAACAGAATATACAACCAGGTACACCAGAATGGTTCAAGCACTGGTTTGGCAGCAAGCCATGAGACTGGTGGAGTTTGCCATACAGGGTAGCAACATCAGTGCCACTGGCACTGAAAAAGCAAGACTAGAGCGTGAGTTAAATATACGACCAGGTGATCCAGAATGGTTTCAGTTATGGTTCAGTTTGCCCAAGTTTATGAATGGTGAACGTGCTGTGGGTCCAGGATACAGAGGAATTAAAAATGAAAATTAAAGATTTAACAGGATTTAATCCTAAACAATTAGTAGAAGCTCGCCCTTATGGTGATTATTTTGATGACAGCGGAATTAGTGTTCGCCCAGGACATGACGAAGGCGAACCAGTGTATGATCCACGCTACGATCGTATAGGAGCAGGTGATCCAAGAGGCGGACATAGCTATAGTTCATCACATCATCAACCTAAAATGGTTGGCATGTATTTTTATGATATTAAACCAGGCCAAGAAGCAGATGCCCAACGGATCGGAGTTAAAAAGACCAAGAGCGGTAAATGGGCGTTGGTTCAACACGATACTAGCGGTGCTACATTTAGACATAAAAAACATCAAGCTGATCTTTACTTTGGTTCTGGTAAATTTTGGTCGCCTAAGAATGAAGGTGTTGCTGAAGCCGCTAATGCCGCACAACAAGCGGCTATTGCTATTGCTAAAAAGAAGAAAAAAGGTATTAAAGAAACAGCCACAGCAGGCGCTACAAGTGCAGCCAGTATAGGAACTGTGGATGCACCGCACATTAGCCCAGGCAAATCACGGGGTAAAAAGAGTTATACAGGCACACCAGGGCATAGTGGTACTAAAGCGCCACCACAACCCAAGGTTGTACAGCCCAAAAACAAGAATGGAACAGCCAAAAACGGCCTAGATATCAAGAGTGTTAGTGTATTTGGTGGCGCGAAGAACGAAGCACAAGTAATCAAAAGACGCTAAATACATAAAGATAACGGAGTTACGAACATGCCAGCAGAATTAGACAACATGAATCCAGAAATGGATATGCCATCAGCAGAAACCAGCCCAGAAATGGATCAACAACAAGGTGATGTGATTGGCACACATGGCGATACAGATCGCGAAGGTGCCATGGCCAAAGCTGACCTATACAAACTAGCCAACTATGCGCACAAGTTGTATCAGCAGGTACATGACGAAGACCAACTGGAAGCCTGGGTACAAGCCAAGATCACCAAGGCAGCTGATTATATTGCCAGTGTGTATCACTATTTAGAATATGAAATGAAATTCAGCGAGTATGGCCACCATTTGGACAACAGCGACACACTAAGCGAAGGACAGCGTATGAGAATCAAAGAAATGTTGGCAGAAGCCAAAGACAAAATGAAGGATCTTAAAAAGAGCCAAGCTGAAAAGATGAAAGAAAAGAAAGTGGACGAAGGTATTCTCAGTGGCGGCCACAAGGATTGCGAAGCATGCGGTGGTACTGGTCAAGTGTATGAAGAGCCAAAAGCTGTTCCACACCATGTGAAAACCAAAGCAGACAAATACAAGCGATTGATCAATGCAACCAAGGCTGCACACAAGCGCATGGACAACAAAGACGGCCACATGAGTCCAGAGACCGAAGTTGATGAAGAGTTTACTGACAAATCAAAAACCGGTGATACATTCAAAACTCGTACAGGTGTAGCAACTAAAACATCTACAGGTGTAACTCATAGTAATACTAGCTATCATGACGATGGCGAAGCTGAAGAAAAATCAGGCAAGGGCACAAAGAGCCATGCTAAAGCACAATCTGCCGCAGAAAAAGCAGAAAGAGCTCCACATCACAAACCATCCGGCAAAGGTTGGGGTATGAAAGATGGCTCTAAGTTTGACAATCGTAAGAAAGATGAATCAGTTGCTGAAGCTAAAAAGAAAGGCGACGGCAATTTAGCCAACAACTATCCTCCGTTTGACAAGGTCACAAAAGGTGATGTGGTAGCAGGACGTTTGGGCAAGGATCAAAAAGGCGGCAAGAAAGTTGTTAAAGAAAGTATGGCATCACATGAAAAAGCTCATTACCATGCTTGCAAATGTGCTGAGTGCTACATGGAAGGCAATCTT